CCAGATACAGGCCGCATACAGACCGCATCCGTTCCGGGTACAGCCCCTCGTGGGTCGAAGAACACGCACCCGTGCTCCGTCTCGTGCCGGTCTGCGGGGGCGTGGTCAGACGGCAGGGCGCAGGGCGATCCGTGGTCGCACTCCTTGCCGCAGGGGGAGGGGGGAACATCGGCCCGAGGGAGGGGGGGAAGACGGCTCAATTCCCCCCTTGACTCCCTCGTTCTTGATCACAACCCACCTCGCATCATCGACCGAAGGGCCTTGCGGAGAGCGGTGCGTGCCTCACGGTCGAGCAGGACGACCAACGCGGGCATCCCGGCGCACCCGGCTTTCCGGTCATCTTCTGTGGGCCTGCCGATGCCAAGACAGACCTCCTCGCGCCCGTAGCCGCCTGTTACGTGCAGGACCATGCCGTCCTCGCAGGGGATGATCGCTTCGTCAAATGCTTCCTCACACATGGTTCTCCTTTTCGCGCAGAACGCATTGCCCGCACAAGAAGTGTCCGTCTCCCTGGCATCCACCATTGGCCGGTGTGCCGGGGGAGAACATGTCGCAGCGATGGTCGGGATCACGGACTCCCGGAGTTCCGTCCGGGACAGTGCGGAATCGTCCGTTGATGCGGCCCCACACGGCCTGGCACCCGATGCACACGACGCTCTTGTCTTCCCTCAAGGCGGCTACCTTGGGCTTGGCGCCTTTTCTATTGCTTGGACTAGAACATCGCCCGAACGACACCAAGGAACAGGAAGTCCTTCGTCCTCTGATCTTGTGGCAGTGCGTCATACGCCACCATGCAAGGATGCTCCTTCTTTGCAGGATCCTTTGTTGGACCGTACTTCCATCCAGCCAGGGTCTTCTCCTTGAGCCACGATTCATGGCTGTCAGCAGGTGATGCTTCGGGATGCTCGAGATGGAACTTGACCCCGTTGATCGCGCTCTGCTTCTGCCAGTCGGGAGCGCCCTCCCAAGGCGGCTGGGATGTATCGCCGTTGGCCTCACAGTACGCACGATTCACCTCGTGTGCGACTCGGGCGATCTGTGCAATCTCCACGTCGTTCTTCATCACGCTCATTGTCCTGCCTCGCTTGTTGAGTGAAAAGCCCATGCACTTGCAACCGTCTACCGTGCATCCTGGATTGTTGCTACTTTCGTGCTTCTTGATCACACTTCACCCCCAGATCTGGAATACCAACGAGGCTTTCGCCGGGGCTTGCACTTGGGGCACGTCTGCGGTTCTGCCTGCGCCGTCTTTCCGTCGCCACCGCACCCGAGACAGTCCTTGGCCCTGCCACCCTCCCACGCTTTGGTGGTCCAATTGTCTATGGATGCCTCGGGACAACCGCTGCACATGAGCGCAGCATCTAGCAAGATCGCGGCGTCGTCTGGTGTGAACGATGAGTCGCATGATGGACATCGCCAACTACCACCATCCCATCGAGTTACTTGCTGTCCACGAGCGCCACCGTACGGACGATGCCATTCCATGTGATCTGCTGGCGTCGTGTCATTGTGATCGCCGCCGTTCTTCCGCACACGCATCGTCTCGGTTCCCGGAATCGCTCATCGGCGCGTAGGTCGCCGTGCTCTTGTCGTGCGCGATGTCCGAATCGAATCGTGGTTGCGTCATGTGTTAACCTCAGATTCCGAAGAGGGTTTCTTGCGCCAGTCTCCTAGCAGCGATCTCTGAGAAGGTCAGTGGTGGACAACTCTCGCTCCCATGAAATCGTCGGCCTCGCGCCGCGTGATGAAGAAATGCACGCCCCCGCTGCACTCGACGCGCGGGTTCGGGTCGTACTTGCCCGCGGTCACGACCTCGCCCACGCGGTAGAGGAGCGGAGGATGGTCGCCACAGCACATCGAGCGAAATTCCGTCGCGCCCTCCGGAGCGCCAAGCGCCTCCAGAACGCGGACATGCGAAGCGCGGCACTTGCGCCCGACCAGGGAAGATGTGCGCTGCGCGTCGGCGGGAATTTCGAGCTTGAGCGTGACGAGGTCGGCGCCGACTCGCGAATCCAGCACCCGCTTGAACGCGACGAATGCCCCCTCTTCGGGGCAGTGAGCGAACGGGATGGCCGCGATCTGCTCGCCGCGCAGGTCGGCGCCGCTCAGGTTGGCGTGGCTCAGGTCGACGTCGCTCAGGTCGGCGCCGCTCAGGTTGGCGCGGCGCAGGTTGGCGTAGCGCAGGTTGGCGCCGCGCAGGTTGGCGCCGCTCAGGTTGGCGCCGCTCAGGTTGGCGCCGCTCAGGTTGGCGTCGCTCAGGTCGGCGTCGCTCAGGTTGGCGCGCGCCACGCCCGACTCTCCTCGCAGCCAGCGCAGATGCGCCGCGAGTATCTCCTGGATTTCGTCGGCCTTCAGATTTCGCAGATCCATGTCACTCCCTCCGTCCGTCGTACCCCAGCAGCGCCCTCACCTTGTCGCTCAGCCACTCGCCCGCGAGCTCGGTTCGCAACGCCGCGAGCCGCTCTTCCGCCACCCGCACGCGCGTCAACACGCCGCACCGCGAACACACCCGGGCCGACCGCGAGCGCGGACGCGCGCCGCCTCGCTCTTGGCTGTCGCGGCGCGGCTTGCGGCCCGGGGTTTTCACTGGCGCCCTACTTCCCGTCAAAAGGGATGTCGTCCTCGATGACCTCGGCGTCGTCCACATCATCCTGCGCAGTGCGCCGCGGTTTGTCCTTGCGCTGCGCCTGGACCACCTGCCCCTTGCTCCCACCCGCGCTCTTGGCGTTGCTCGCCGCATCCCCACCCTCACCGCCGATGGCAGCGGCGATCTCGTCGTAGCTCTTGAGAGCACCGAGCACGTCGAGGTCGGGCTGATTGTCGATGAGCCCCTGCATCAGTTCGGGGGTGTCGGCCAGCGGCGTGCTGTTCTTGACCGGGAAGACGGTGTACTTGGTGTCGTTCTTGCCCGTCCCAGCCCGCGTGATGAAGATGTCGTTGCCGCTCTCGGGGTTGGTGAAGTCGCCGCCCGCGTCAGGGTCTTTCGCGAGCGCCGCGAGCGTCTGGTGGACGCTCCAGGGCACTTGGTAGACCTGCACCCCCTTCTCGGGCTCCGCGCGGTTAATGACGTTGGCAAAGAAGCGCTCCGACGCCCGCAGATCCTTGGCGTACTCCCTGTCGTCCGGGTTGCCGGTGGCGTTCAGCCGAGCGACCTCCTGGCATCCAGGGCAGGGCTTCTTCGCCTCGAAGCGCGGGCAGGCGAAGACGACCTTCTCGCCGCTCACGTCGAAGAAGTGCTGGTTGACCTTCTTGAAGGGCGTCTTCCTCCCCACCGGTGGAGGCAGGAAGCGAAGCCGATGCTTGCCCGGCCCGAGCTTCAAGAAGCTGCCCAGCCTCGTCGCGGACTTCTCGTCTGCCTCTGCTGCCTCTGGGGTGTACGCCCCGTACTTCACGATTGCTCCCATGTGGTCTGCTCCTTGTGCTCTTGGTTCGGTTCTCGTTGCGTGGATGCTACGGTCTGCTAGTGGTTCACCTCCTACTCCTGTCGGTGGGCCTGCCGGTGGTCCCTACGAACCATCGGGTCGCCCTCCATCTCACTCCTGATGTGAGCGCCGAGGCTGATGAGCATCTCTTTCTTCGCCTCGATGGCGTCCACGATGCCCCGGATGTGCGTCTTCTCAGCCTCTAGCTCGACAAGGTTGATGTGCGCCTTCTGCCACTCGGGCGTGACGTTCACCTTGGCCTCGATGAGCTTCTCGGTTGCCTTGCCGTCCGTGAGCAGCGCCTCCCGCGCCTCCAACCAGAGCCGTGCCCAGAGGTGCTCGGACTCAGCCTTCGCAACGAGGAAGCGCTTGAGCGCCTCTGAGAACTGCGCGTTCCAGTGGCTTAGGTCACCTGGGATGCGGACAAACTCCTCCTGCATCGCGAGCGGCTCTATCGCTACCGCGTCCTTGACCGCCTTGAGCTTGTCAGCTTCCACGTTCCTACCTCCAAGAAGCTAGCCTTGTGCGACCAGCTTGGAATTAGCCACCCACTTCGCCAGCGAGCCCCACGATGGTCCCGTCTTGATCTCGACCTCCAGAGGCACACCGTTCGGAATCGGCCAGGAGGTCATGATGCCACGGACGGCTGACACGACCTCGGGCACCAAGTCCTCTCGCACATCCAGCATCAGGGAGTCGTGCACGGGCAGCACCAGCATCACGTCGGGAGCGAGGTCGTTCTCCTCGATCCAGCGCACCAGCGCGATGAGGCTCGCGAGGCAGTAGTCGGACGCCTTGCCCTGGATCGGCGTGTTGTAGCTCCCGTGCTCCGCGACCGAGCGCAGGTAGTCGTCCTGCCCGTCCTGCCAGCCTAGGTTCCAGAGCGCCCGACGCCGGGCGTGCCGCCCGCGCCACTCGGTCCAGCAGTAGCCCGAACGCCGAGTCTCTGCCAGCCGCTCGTCGCGCCATGCCTTGAAGACCTTGAAGCGGCCCATGATGAGGTCGCAGAGGCGCTCGGCTTCTACGAGTGGGATGCCCAACTCCCCCGAAAAGGTCCGCGCCGTCTTGCCATAGGCGAGCCCGAAGTTCACGCTCTTAGCGAGGGAGCGGTGTCGCTTCTCTACCTTCTCAGGAGCGATGCCCCAGAAGACCTGGGAAATCGACTGCGCTGTCCGCAGGTGGAAGTCCTCCCCCGAGAGGAAGTCCGCGATCATCACCGGGTCACCCGAGAGCGCAGCCGCGACCCGAAGCTCAAGCTGAGAGTAGTCGGCCTCGATGAGCAGGTGCCCCTTGCTGGCGACGAAGCAGTCGCGGGAGAGCTTGCCGTCTGCCGAGTCGGCGCGGGGGATGTTCTGGAGGTTAGGGTCTGAGCAGCTAGCCCGCCCCGAGCGAGCACCATCGAGGTTGATGGAGGGGTGAATGCGCCCGTCGTGGCGGATGTGGGCTACCATCCCGCTCTGCCCGTCGTCGCCCGCAGCGTAGGTGCCCTTGAGCTTGATCAGCCTGCGGTGCTCTACGATGTCCAAGAGGATCGGGTGCGGGTGCTTCTTGAGGAGGGCCTGGAGTACAGCGTCCTCTGTGCTGGGCTGACCAGTCTTGGTTTCCTCCAGCACCGGGAGCTTGAGCTTGCCATAGAGCAGCGCTGCCACCTGCTTGTTGCTCTCGGGGTTGAGGCTTGGATCGTAGGCGTCCAGCCTCTTCCTCACCGGGAGTAGTTGCGCGGCGAGGATAGTCTGGAAGCTCTCGATACGCTCGCGGCTCATCGCCACACCCCAGCGCTCCATCGCTGCAACCGCATAGATGCCCGGTTGGACTAGCTCCTGCCAAACGAAGTCGGCCTCGGGCCGGTCACAGAGCCGGTTCTCGAAGAGGTCCACCAGCCGCGCCGTGCTGATGGAGTCGGCTGCGTTGTAGCGGAACAGCAGCTTCTTCGGGACAAGCGCGTAGGCGAATGCCTTGGGCTCATCGCTCTGCTTCACATCCGCGCGTACCGATTGAGGGAGCACCTGCCGCGCCTCCCGGTAGCGGCCCGCCGCCTGCGCCATCAGCTTCCTGCCGGTGTTGCCGAGCGCTACCGCATGGATGGTCGTGCAGGCATCCTCTAGCGCGACTTTCATCTCGGCCTTGCCGCCACCCATCCCGATGAGGTGCTGCATCAGTTCGAGGTCAGCGTCAGCGTCGGGGTCGAGCACCTTCCGCATGAGCCGCGCATCTGCAACGACCCCGCGCATCTGGATGCCCAGGGAGAAGGCGAGCGTCTGGAGGTCGCTCTTGACGTTCTGCCCTACCTTACGGATACCTGGATCTTCTAGCAGCCGCTTGAGCACCGACAGGCCCGCCTCCACCCAGACGTAGGCGTAGTCACGCCCAGCCGGCGTGCAGGACACGCAGAGCGTCCGCTGTACCCGGTAGGCGCGGCCAGTCCACTCGGCATCCACCGAGAGCCAGCGGGCCTTGCGGAGGTCGGCTTCAGCCTCTTCAGCGTCGTCCTCGTTCTCGATGACCCTTGCAGTCGCTTGCCACGGCGGTAGGGGAGGCTTGGCTGTGAGCGCCCAGCGGAAGTCCTCCTCCAGGGCAGCGCGTAGGAAGCGGTTGCGGAGGGCGTTGACCGGGTTCATCAGGTAGAAGACGGGCACACCACCTGCGGTGTAGGTGTAGCCATTGCGTACGCTCATCACCGGGAGCCGATGGCCGAGCAGCCCTTCGATAGCCGTAGCACCGAGCGCTAGGATGCGCGACGGCTTGAAATCGGCTAGAGCAGCCGCTAGGTAGCAGCGGCACGCAGCCACCTGCTTCGGCGTGATCACCGCGCTTCGAGGAGCGCAGCGCAGAGCGTAGTCGATGGCGAACGGACCCTTGACGTGCTCTCCGATGAGAGCGCGGAAGTAGCGCCCTGCCTTGCTGGTCATCGGGTGGCCGCTACGATCCTCATCCGCATCGGGGTACTCGCTCACGAAGAACGTCCCGCCCGGCGCAGTTGCCTCAGTCTCCAGGCAGCGTGAGCGGTTCTTGACCTCGCAGAGGGTACAACGCGAGCAAGAGTGGTCGAACCCCGCCGCAGGCGGCTCACGCTCGACGGCTAGCTTGACCGGAGCCGCCTGCGGATAGACGGGGAGGACTATCA